GGGCGAGAGTGGCGTGTGTGTGGGTGGGGCACGGGAAAAAATTAAAAAAGCCACATCCGTGTGGCAGCCATGAATGGGAGATTTTGCGCGTGGGCGCGGATTTCCGCCTGAAATGCACTGGCTGTGGACATCAGATGATGGTGACACGCAAGCTTGTGGAAAAGAATACAAGAGGCTTGCGGAAGCCGGAATAAAGGAAACGCCTTTACGTTCAAACGATATATCGCTATGGTAAATCGTATTTATTAGCTGGGAAATTGCACGCGCTAATGTTGTCTTTCCGCATCCGGGTGTTCCGTACATGAATAACCCCGGTTTCATGCTTTCGCCAACGAGCCAACGCGCCGCCATTGTAAGATGCTGCCTTGTCGCTTCGTCTTCTTGGTAAGAATAGCCCCGGTTTTCAACTTGGAAACGGTAACATTCGCGTAGCATGGCGGGTACGTCCTGCGTATAACGGTCAATCTTAAAGCGTGCTACGGCGGGGCTTCTTTTGCGTAGCAGGTTCGCAAATGCCACTATGTCTATCCGTTGTATCGGTTGCTCCTGCTTTTTGTTCTCTGTTGTTCCCATTGTCTTTCCTTATTTTAATTCTTAGATGATTAATCAAATGCCGCGCCCATTCGGTATAATTTATGTGGGTATCTCCGGTTAGTTCCCATTCGTCTATAACTTCTTCGGCTTCCTTGCGCAATCGTTCGGGAGTGACATAAAGCTGCATGCAAATGGTTTCTATCTGCGCCCTTTTGTTTTCGCTGAAAAATTCGGTTAGAAACTTACTGTTTTCGGTTTCCTTGCCGTTTATGTTTTTTTTCTCGCGCACGCCATCAAGAGAAAGAAGAGAAGGAGAATTATTATTAATCATATCAACATCATTACATATCATATCAATGTTGTTTTCGGTTGTTTTCGCTTGTTTTTTCAACCCTTCGGTTGTTTCGGTTGAAAAATCAACCGCTCGGTTGTTTGGGTTGTTTTGGCTTGTTTCCTCGGTTTCCGTATTCTTTTTCTTCTTTCGTGCGTTCTGATTACCTTTAGGCGCGCCCCCTAATTTGCCGTTAGCTTTATTCAACTGCACTGTTTCCGCGTAACGCTTGTTATCAGCTTCAAGACGTTTTCGGATGGGTGCAAATGCTATCCTAACGGTTTTGTTCGCCGTCATTGCTTCCAAATCTTCCTCAGCCTTCGTCCGTATAGCTTCGTTTTCGCTCTCTAATTGGTTATAGGCTCTAATCGCGCGGAACAACATAGCCGTTTCTTCGTCGTCAAGTTCATCAAGCACTGAAAGCAAATCCATATATAATACGAATGAATTTTTATCGCCCATGATAGGTATATTTTAGGGACACGCCCGAAGGCGCGCCCCGGTTAGTTAATAACTTTCTTCTTGTTCTTTGTATGCCAAACAAAAGGCTTTTTCTACAATCGCGTTGCAAGCGAAAGGCGAAGCCGCAAGTATGGAAATATCCACTACCTTACATTCTTCGTTTTCTTTTTCTATACGCTCTTTTATCTTGCTGTTTATCCATGCGGTAATAACGACCTTAGCCGTATCCACGTCGCGTGTTTTTACAACAAAATCGTAGTTCTGCTTATTCGGTTCTTCTTCGTCTTCCGATTGTATTACTACGTCGGCTTCAACCTTGTAATACTTCGTATCGTTGCGCTGATCTTCCCCGTCGTTGCTTTCTTCGCCTTCTTCGTTTGCGCCTTCCTGCGCTTCAACGTGTTTCCGCAGGCGGTCGTTAAGAATTATAATCCTATCCATCAACTTTATGCCCACTATGTCGAACGGCTGGGTAAAATTCAATTCTATATAGTCGGTCGCAACCTCATAGGCTTTTATTATGTTTTGCGCCTGCAATATGAAGTTATGCCGCTTACCGCCAATGGTAGCGGAAATCTTGAACGGGTAAAGGCTGGTTCGCTTGTTTTCGTAAGCGAGTCTTCGTTGGTTGCTTACTTCCACTTCTTTAACGTCTTCGCTTTGCAGATAGAAATTTATCTCGGTCGCCAAATCGTTATCTATATATTTCCCGCGCTCAAACAGAATTTCGTTGCGCTCAATAGTTACAACCTCTCCCGTATCATCGTCCACAAAGTCCTCGTTCCATGTGCGCAAAACATTTGTCGCTAAGTATTTTCCTATTATCCGGCGTATGTCCGAAGTTTTGAAGCGTACTTCGTCTTTCCGGGTCTGTATTTTTTCGTTCTGTTTCATATCCTATCCGCGTTAAAGTCTTTTGAGGGTTTGAAAACAACAACCTTACGGGCTGGAACTAATAGGGTTTCGCCCGTATTTATGTTCCGGGCTGGTTTCGCCTTGCGTTGCTTCGTTTGGAAAGTACCGAATCCGCGAATAGTTACCGTATCGCCGCCCGTCACTTCGTCCCGAATAACATCAAATGTACGTTCTAATACTTCCTTTACTTGATAGCTGTTTAATCCGGTCTGTTCCGCTACCGAGTTCACTAATTCCTGCTTTGTCATAGCTTCTCAATTAAAATTTGTTCGTATAAGTCTGTAAATTGGTTGCCCGCGTACCGTGCCAAACGTGAAGCGTAGAAGCAAAGCCGAGAGCCGAAAGACGCAAACGAAGACGTAGCCGAGTAAGAAGTAAACGCGAACGAAAGCCCGGCAGAACCTTTGCCTTTCGCGTTTTCTTGTATATAGAAGTAAGGGTAGTATTTGTATTGGTCGGTATTGTTCCAATCCGGTTTCCAGCCTTCGTTAAGTGCTGCGGCAATAGTTTCCAATTTGCGGCGTGCTATTTCGTCCGATCTGAAGCCTTGCGCCTTCGCGTTTTGTTCGTTTATCGGTTCTACGCCTAATACCTTACATGCGTCTTCGTAGGTCTTTACCCGGTCGGTTATTTCCTCGTAGTCTTCTTCCTTGTAGAAGTAATCGAAAATACTACCGTTCCCTTCGTCTTCGGTAAGTTTCTTTACGGTGTCTTGCGCTTCTTCTACGTTGTCGTATCTGCCTTGTAAATTCTCGTTCCCGTTCTCTTTTCTGTATAAACAAATCTTTTTCATGTCACTAAAATTTAAATATTAAAATAATGTTCCCTGCTTGGGCTTGTGCGCGTCTTCGTAAAGTATGCGCCTTTGCCTTGCGATACTCAACCGTACTGCTTTTATAGCTTCTTCACGTCCTTTCAGGCTTTCTTCGTATTCCAAAAGTTCGCTTTCGGTCGTAGCTAAGAAATAGCCTTCGGAAGTTGCTATAAGTCCCGGTAGAAGGTCGTTTGTACGAATGTGGTTTATTATCTTCCTTAGCCGTGCCGCGTCTATCTTGTAGCTGTCACGTAACCGGGAAATAATATACTTATTCGTTACCGCGTTGGCTTTGCCTATCTTGGTTTTCAAGCCTTCAAGAATAATCGGAAGTATTACTTTCCTTTCGTATTCTGTCAGCGGTTGCGTTTCTTCTGAAAACCCTTTAATCATAGTGCTTGCAATTAAAAAGGTGTTTTGTTGAAACTAATCCGTAGTCCGGGTTTTGCGACGTGTACCGTTTTTCCGGTGGCTTTTGCTATTCCGTCCCGGAAGGCTACCGCGTCGCCGTTCCCTTCGCTTATATGTATCAATACTATGTTATTAACCCGTGTTAGGTCGTTAGCCTTCAACGCGTCCAAACAAGTATAGTAGCTTAAATGGCTTCTCCGTACTCGTTCTTTCAATACTTCCGGTATATAACCTTCTGTTACATTGCGTTCCAATATATCCGGGTCGTAGTTGCATTCAATTAATATGTTGTTCAACCCGGCAAATGTACAAGGCAAATAGAAAGTATCGGTAGCGAACAATACGCCGCCCGTTTCTTCATGCCAGACGTAGAAGCCCAACGGTTCGCGGCTGTCGTGCTTCGTGGGAAAGGGAATGATAGTAAAACCGCCCAGCCGTAAATGCTGGTAACTTCCGTTTTCCATCCTTATGTGGGTCGGTCGCCAGCAAGAATTAATCTTAGCGGCTTCTATCGTGCCTTTGGAAGCGTAAACCGGAACAACGTAGTTTAAAACCTCATTAATACGCCCGGCATGGTCGCCATGTTCATGGGTAATGAGGCAGCCTACTATTTTCTTTACGTTGTTGCCCAACGCTGCTAATACCTTCTTGAATGGTATTCCAGCTTCAAGTAGAAGGGCTTCGCCCGCGTTTTGCAAAACGTAGGCGTTACCCTCTGAACTTGAACCTAATACGGTTAATTCCATATTTAGAACAATGGTTTAGCGTTATTACTTCCGCGACCTTCCCGTGCTTGCGGCGGGTTAGCTGGCTCGCTTTGCGCCGTTTGTCCCTGCTGGGCTTGTATGGGTTGCCCGTCGATAACTCCAATAGTAGGCGCGGCATTCGCTTCTTCTTTTATTTCTTCGGCTACCGCATCCACTATCGGTACGCTGCTTTGTTCGTCTGCATCGCCGAAGTCGCACCCCGTAATGTACTCGTATAGGGCTTTCTTAGCCTTTCTTTCGGCTTTTCCGCGCAGTTGGTCGTGGCTGCTGTAATCATCCTTCTTTACGGTTGCAATAATGCTAAAGCCGTTTTTTTCTCCGTTATACTCATAGTTTATTTTGCAAGGTATTTCGGCGAAGTTCTGCGTTTGCCCCTTGTCGTATGAGGTATCAATGAAGTATTTTACGCCCAGCTTGCGAAGAAGCGAAGTATAACCTTCCTTAGTGGGGTACATCCTTTCGGCTATTATATTGAACTGGTTTCCGGTCGGAAGCAAGCCGATAGTAACCGCGTCTATGATGCAATCGCGTACTATGTCGCGGGTGTAAAGCGGAAGCGGGGCGCGCCCGCCCCCTCTTGTCCGCCCCCTTCGGGGTGGTCGGAAATCTATA